GTCTTCTCGGTATAGCCGTGTACACCGGAATCCCCCGCCACGCCGGTGCGCGATACACCTCCGATGTGCAGCTTCGCGCCTTCCTTGGAAGCTTGGCGTGTGCCGCTGACGGTGATAAAGCAGCGCCCGGTAACTTGATTTTTATTCGGCATGTCTTAACCCTCTTATAAACGGAATTGAACCGATGCCGCGAAGACATCGAACTGATTGACCAAGTTAGGCGGAATGACCGCGTTGACCTGATTAACGCTGGCCGTCGAGCGCACTACCAGCAAATCATTTTTGAACTGGTCAAAGTCTTCCACTAGCCCGGCCTCTTCCAACTCGCGGAACAGGCCGATCAACTCGGCGCGGATCATGCTCGGTGTGACGATGGCCTGTCCCGGAGCGAAGTTGGTGCCATCATTGGCCAGCTTGTGGCGAGGGAAGCGTAATGCGATGCGCGCCCGCACCGCGTAACGAATGGCATCCACCGTCCACACCGAGTTTAGCTTCAAATAACTTACATCCGGTATGCCAAGGACGTTGGTCTGATAGGTTGTAACCACTTGCTCGATGCACACGTTGCCGCTTTGGTCGACGGTGAAAGTCGAGATACCGTTGTGCAGCAGCACGTCGCGTTGATCGCGAGTGAATTGCGACTTGATTGGCGGAGCCATTGTGCCGGGCAGTAGCAACGTTTGGAATGGGCGAGCAGGATCAATCGCACCATTAAACTCGATCACCGCGCCCCACTTTGCCGCCGACACCCACGGTGCCTCTGGCATGTCATAAATACCCAGTAAACAGGACATCGGCGAATTGCGGCTTGTGCCGATAGTTGCCAGCCCGGAATAAGTTGCTTTGACGCAACCGAACGCCGTGCCGGTCTTTTGCGACATCGGGCCCCATCGGCCGAGTAGGAAAGTTTCCAGCGCAACCATGTTGGCGGTGTCCGTCCACGGCGTGATGATGGTGTAGTACTGGTCACCTCCCAGCGCAGCCAGCGCGGCTGTGATGTCCGGATTACCCGTGCCACCGCTCATTGCGGTGATTGCGATGGCTAGGCCGGTTGGCAGCGCCTCGCCATCGTAATAATTCATACGTAGGTCGATATCGTTACCGCACAAACCTTTGTGCTTTGCGGTGAGCGTGACAACGCCCAACGCGGAAGTGGCTGTTACGGGCAGAGCAGCATTGGCATTGATCGCTGTCGCGGCATTAGCAGCCGTAGTCGTATTTGTTTCGTTGGCTGCAACACCAACCGGAACCTTGCTGCCAGCCACGTACAAATTGAGCGTGCCGGGTGCGATCGGTACGCCAGTAAAGTTTAAAGTGCCGGAGGCAGTAACACCGGCCACCAAATCATCCAGCGCACAGGCGAACATATCGGTGCTTGTATTTGCAACTTTTGCGGCGGCGATCATTGTGGCCAACTGTGATCCGAAACCAAACAGACCCGCCGCATGTGCGCCGGACATCACTCGACACGGATTAGCAGCAAGCTGCGATCCGGCAGCTAATCGCTGACCGAGAATCAGAATCTTGCGCGCTTGCTGTGGAATGCCGCCGACCGCACGTGTCGGATCGACCTCGATAAACTGACCGGGTGTGCTAATATCGACCGGGATGCCGTTAAAACTGACGTTATCTACCATGATGGTTCCTTGATGGTTGGTTAATTAGACGGGCGCTGCGGGATCGGTCTTACTCTTTGGCTGTTTACCGATGGTGGCATCGCCATCATTGATGATGCGTTGCCAGTAAATTTCCATTTCCACGAAGTCGCCATCGGCTGGCAGATAGCCAGTGGATGGTCGAGGCAACGGAACGAGCACATCTTTTTTTGGAATCAAATAAACCTTGGCCATGCTTATCTCCTTAGGGAAGGGTTAACGTATCCTGAGCATCAGGATTGCTGTGTAAATAATTCTGTTGAGACCATTCGAGCTGAGTAGCCGCTATTGCATGCGGTTGAATATCCAGATCGGCATGGAATGTGGTAAAGCTGGCCAGCGTGGTTTCGTCTATCGGGTCAGGTAGCAGCATTTGGCTGGCTTGAATTTTCAGGACAGCGACAGACACGCCGTTATTGAACAGCAGCTCATCATTGACAAAGTCCACACCGCGTACAAACCACGCACTGCTCGCCGTGCTGGCGTTGTTGAAAACACTCAACATCGCATCAACCATGTCGTAAAGCCCGATGGCGATACCGTCGCCTTGGCGCACGGCTTTTTGCCCGGCTGCGTTTTTGGCCACCAGCGCAATGCCAAAATGAGGAACAAATTCTCCGCTCTCGTTAATACTGATCGGATGCGGTGCGATATAGGCCGCTGGTGCGGAAGTGTTGAACTTCGACATCAGGCTTTTGCCATCCAGATCGGGCAGGCTATCCACTTCGCGCAGCTTGGCTGCGAGCGGTGAACTCTTGATCAGCGCGATCAATTCGTTTTCGAGGTTAGCCAGCATGAGCAGCACCCCGGATACGGCGATGAACGAGCGAGATCATTTCCGCTTCATCATCTTTGTTAACACCAAGATATCCGCGCTTAGGCATAGTGATCTGTGCAACGCTGACAAATGCGCCATTGGCCAAACGGAAGCGCAGCTTGCCGCCCGCCACCTTGGGCTTGATCACGCCGCCCAACTGGTGAATGCGTGCGTAGATCATATTGCTGCCCCACGCTGCCCAATCACGCCCTGAGTCGCTGGTAATAGAATCACCCAAATGCCCGGCTTTTGTGAGTGTCTTTCCCCCGGAAATTTGTGCGCGCAGACTTTTCTTCCACGGCTTGCCATCCGGATCAGTCTCAGTGTGAAAACGGTCGCGAGTAGACGACTCGCCATAAGCCGCGAGATCGCGCATTATTGGCGCGGGGTTTTGACCCAGCGCGATCACGCCCATCATTGCAGCGCGTATGCTGGAATCATCGTGACTGACGTGTACGAAAATGCCGCTCATATCAATAATTCGCCAGTGTCTGATCGTTAAACGTCGGTGCACCCTGTACTACTTGCGCGGTGCCGGTTGGCGATGCTGCCGCAGAACTACCTACCGGGCCGAGATTAATCTTGCCGTCACGAATGCCTTTGAGATAACTCATTGCCGACTCGTAACGCTGCTTAATCACCTCGGTAGTGTTGTCGTCGTACAGGAAGTACCGTGCCAGATCACACTCGGCCAACAGCACCGCGTTCGGAGGGGATGCCAGAGGTATTTCATAACGACCTTGGATATAACCATTGATGGTGTCACAGGCATCCTGCTGCACCATCTGAATCACCTGCAACGCAGTCGCTGCCGCTGCTTGCTGAGAGCCGGTATAGACAATCATGCTGCCACCGGCTGCCAATGTAGCCAGCATGTCACCCGTCACCACGCGAGGCACCGAGCGATCAGTGCGCTGCGCGATCTCTTCGGCATCGAAGCGTGCAAGCAGAGATGAGGCGGTAGCGTAGCTCATGATGATTTAACTTATCCTTAAGCCGCAGGCTGCATGGATGCCCAAGCGTCATTACGCTCGGCAGCACCCACGTTCCAGCCAGTGATTTCAGATAGGGATGCGGCATCAGGTCGGCCATCTTGCAGCCATTGATCGGTGTTCGTGGTATCCAGCTTGCCAATTGCCTCAACAATAGCGGCTTTGCGTACAGCCGGATCGGTAGTCACAGCCGGTGCAGTAGGCGCGTCATTCGCTTGAGTTTCGGTCAGCCCGATTACGCCGATGGATAGCAATTCCTCTGCATCGCTATCAGATAGCGATATCGTCCCTGCCTTAACCAGCCCGGACTCGGTGCGCACAGGGGAAAGCACGTTGTAAGTTTTCATGCGGTTATCTCCAATTGATCTTTAAAGCGCCGCCCGGATCACCGGGCGGCAAGCGTGCTACAGGAACGTGGTTATGCTGGGTTTTGGATTAGGTAGCCGGAGGTAATTCCCGACAACACTGGCACACGCTCGTAGTTCACTGGATACACCCAGCTCTTTGTTGAGGCGTCCCAGTAGGTTTGTTCAACCAACGGGTTACCATCCAATGTATAGGTGTAACCGAAAGATGGCTCTTCAGCGTTTGCACTGCCAAGATTGGTATATGCAAGCACCACGTTGTTGCCCCATACGTCGCTGGCCACACCGGCATCGCTCATCGTGATGGCTTTGCCAACAACGACTTTGTCC